AAATGCTAGAGTATTGTAAGCAAGACACAGAGGTAACTTATAAATTATATAAAGTAATAGAAGAAAAAGGTTACTCACAAGAAGCTATGGATTTAGAACATGAAGTAGCACAATTAATATTTAAACAAGAACAATATGGATTTAGTTTTAATAGAGTTAAAGCTGAAGAATTATATATTAAATTAAAAGCTAGAAGTGTAGAGCTAGAAGAAGATTTACAAAAAGTATTTAAACCTATTGTAAAAGAAAGATGGTCTACAAAGACAGGTAAAAGATTAAAAGATTTAGTTATAGTATTTAATCCTAGTTCACGTCATCACATAGCAGAAAGATTAAAAGAAAAGTATGGGTGGGACGCACAAGAATTTAATTCAGATGGTAAAGCAAAGTTAGATGATAAAATATTATCTCAATTAGAATACCCTGAAGCTAAACTATTAGCTGAACATTTTTTATTAAATAAAAGAATTGCACAAATAGCTACTGGCTCACAGGCTTGGTTAAAGCATGAACGAAATGGTAAGATACATGGAACATGTAATACTAACTCTTGTGTAACACAGAGAGCTAGTCATTCTTTTCCAAATTTAGGACAGGTAGTTAGTACGTCTGCACCTTATGGTAAAGAGTGTAGAGAATTATTTACAGTACCAGAAGGTAAACGATTAGTTGGTATTGATGTAAGTTCATTAGAAGTAATGATGCTCTGTCATTTTATGTCAAAGTTTGACAATGGTGAGTACACCAAAGTTGCACTTGAAGGAGACATACACACAGAGACACAGAAATTAGCAGGGCTTGATAACAGAGACCTTGCAAAAAGATTTTACTATTGTTTTTTATATGGTGGAAGTGTGAAAAAGATTGCTGAAGTTATAGGCAAACCTTTTAAAGAAGCAGGAAAGATTAAGAAAAGATTTTTAAATAACTTACCTGCACTGCATAAATTATTAGAAGCAGTAAAGACTGCGGCTGAACGTGGTTTTATTAAAGGTTTAGATAAACGAGAAATTAAAGTTAGAAATACTTTCTCTTCACTTAATACACTTTTGCAATCTAGCGGAGCAATTTTATGTAAGAGATGGTTAGTAGAATTTAATAAAGAAATCAAAAAATTTAACAATGCACAACAAGTTGTATGGGTACATGATGAAATACAAGTTGAGTGTGATGCAAAAGACGCTGATGCTATTGGCAAGATAGCAGTAGATTGTATTAAACGAGCAGGTGAACACTACAAATTAAGAGTTCCTCTAACAGGAGAATACAAAGTCTCAACTGATTGGAGTGGAACACATTAATGTATAATAAAAAATTTGACCTTGACCTGAAGTATGGTCAGGAAAGAGAAAAGCGTTTAGCTTCTATACTTGATAAAGATAAATCTAAAATAGAAGTTAAGACAGAAAGAGACTGGTGGTTTAAGACTGGAAACATTGCCATTGAGATGGAATGTAATGGTAAACCTTCAGGTGTCATGGCTACAAAGTCTGACTACTGGGTACATATCCTAGCAGAAGGAGAGAAAGATTATTGTAGATTAATCTTTGACACAAAGACAATCAAAAGATTGGCAAAGAAATATATCAGCACATTAAAAGCAGGTGGTGATGGCTTTAGAAGTAAGTTTGTTCTTATACCTTTAGCCGAAATATTTTTGCCAAAAAATTTAACCAAATCTATGCAACAAAGGATAGTAAAATAAATGTATAAGAAAAAGAAAGTTCTCGTTATTGATGGAGACATACTTGCTTATCAAATTGCAACTAATAATGAGATAGAAACAAACTGGGGTGATGGTTTATGGACATTACATTCAGATGAGAAGGCTTGTAAAAGTCAACTTGATTTAGTTATTGAGGATTTAGGTGCTAACTTATCAGCAGATGATTATGTTGTAGCATTAACAGATAAGAATAATTTTCGTAAAGATGTTCTTCCTTCATACAAATCAAATAGAAATGCTAAACGTAAACCATTAGTTTTAAAAGCTATGCGTGAACACATTATGGAAAAACATAATGGTGTTATGTGGGAGAATTTAGAAGCAGATGATGTCATGGGTATTATGGCAACTGAACCTGCAACTACTGAAGAGAGAGTTCTTGTCAGTATTGATAAAGACATGCGTACAATTCCATGTACTTTATCTAATGATGGTAGCACTACTGAAGAGATACCAGAGAAACTAGCTAACTATAATTTTATGCTTCAAGTTTTAACAGGAGATAAGGTTGATGGTTATGATGGTATTGAAGGAGTAGGTATTAAGACTGCTGAAAAATTAATAAAGAAATATACTAACGTACAGCTTAAAGATTTATGGAAGATAGTTAAAGGTATCTATAAAGAAAAAGGGTACACAGAGAAGGAAGCACTACAACAGGCTAGGGTTGCACACATTTTAAGACATGGTGAGTACAATAAGAAGACTGGGAAGGTTAAGCTATGGCAGATAAAGTAAAGCAACCACCTCATTATTTTAGGTACAAAATAGAACCTGTTACTTTCATTATGCAAAATGACATTCCCTATGCAGAGGGGAATGCTATTAAATATTTATGTAGATGGCGTTTTAAACACTCAACAAAAGAAAAGCAGATTGAGGATTTAAAGAAAGCCAAACAGTACATTGATTTAATACTTGAAAAAGAAACTCAATCAGAAATTAAAATGAAACTAGGTAAATAATGCTTGACCACAAACATATAATTATTCGTGCTGAAGTAAACAAACCACCTACAGATATACGAAAGATAAAAAAACAAATTAAAAAGTTAATAAAAAGTTTAGGTATGAAACCTTTAGGTAGGGCTGTATCAGTCTATGTATCTAAAGAAGGTAACAAAGGTTTAACATGTGTTCAACCTATAGAAACTTCTCACATAGCTTTACATTCATGGGACGAATGTGAACCTGCTTTGCTTCAACTAGATGTCTACACATGTAGTAAGCTAGATAAACAAACAGTCTTTAATTGGTTTGAAATATTTGAACCAAAAGAAATTAATTACTTAACAATAGATAGAAAAGATTACATTAAGATAGAAAAATAATATGATAGATTACGAAAGAGATGAGTTGCTTACAGATTTTGGTAAGACTACTTTAAAAGATAGGTATTTATTACCTGATGAGACTTCACCGCAAGATGGATTTATGAGAGCCGCAAAGGCATTCTCTGATAACGAAGAGATGGCTAATCGGATATACTCTTATGCTTCTAAATTATGGTTTATGTTCTCCACACCTATTTTATCTAATGGTGGAACATCAAGAGGTATGCCTATCTCTTGTTTCTTAAATTATGTTGGTGATAGTAGAGAAGGATTAACAGGACACTACACAGAGAATGCTTGGTTGGCATCTATTGGTGGCGGTATTGGTGGCTATTGGGGTCACGTTAGAAGTGATGGAGTAAGTACGTCTGGTGGTTCACAATCATCAGGTTCAATCCCATTCTTACACGTTGTTGATAGTGAGATAATGGCATTCTCACAAGGTAAAACTAGACGTGGAAGCTATGCGGCTTACATGGATATATCACACCCAGAGATTATAGAATTTTTAGAAATGCGTAAGCCTAGTGGTGGAGACATACATAGAAAATGTCTTAACTTACATCACGCTGTAAATATTTCAGATGAGTTTATGCAATTAATTGAGAAGTGTATTGCTGAACCTACTTATGATGACAGTTGGGATTTAATAGACCCACACACTAATGAAGTTATAAGAACTGTATCAGCAAGAGAGTTGTGGCAAAAGATTTTAGAAATAAGAGTTGCTACTGGTGAGCCTTACATTTCTTTTATAGATACTATCTATGAAGGAATGCCTGAAACACAAAAGAAATTAGGGTTAAACGTACATCATTCTAATTTATGCACAGAGATTACACTACCGACTGATGAACATAGAACAGCAGTGTGTTGTTTATCTTCTGTAAATTTAGAAAAGTTTGATGAATGGAAAAATAACAATTTATTTATATCTGATTTAGTTAGATTTTTAGATAATGCTTTAACTTATTTTATTGACCATGCACCTGATAGTGTATTCAGAGCAAAGTTTAGTGCGGCTAATGAAAGAAGTATTGGTCTAGGAGCTATGGGTTTCCACGCTTACTTACAATCTAAAGGTATTCCTTTTGAAGGTGCGTTGGCTAAATCAATGAACTTAAAAATATTCAAACACATTAAAGAACAAGCAGTAGCAGAGAGTAAAAGACTTGCTATTAAAAGAGGTGAAGCTCCTGATATGGAAGGCACTGGTATGCGTAATGCACACTTATTAGCAATAGCACCTAACGCTTCTTCATCTATTATTTGTGGTACTACTTCACCATCAATAGAACCATACAGAGCAAATGCTTATGTGCAAAAAACTATGTCAGGTTCATTCTTGGTTAAGAATAAATATTTAGAAAAATTATTAGAAAAGAAGGGTATTAATACAGAGAAAACTTGGACATCTATACTTGCAAACAGAGGTTCAGTATTACATTTAAAAGAATTATCTGATTTTGAAAAAGATACTTTTAAAACAGCTATAGAAATTAATCAACAATGGGTAATAGAACATGCTTCTGACAGACAAAAGTTTATTTGTCAGGCACAATCAGTAAATGTTTTTGTACCTGCTGATGTTAATGTTAAAGAGCTACATGACATACACATGTTGGCTTGGAAACGAAAACTTAAAACTTTGTACTATTGTAGAAGTGAAGCTATCAAACGTGCAGAGTTATTATCAAAGAAAATAGAAAGAACAATCATACCAGA